GACCTAGAGACCAGTGGTGACTGATTACTAGTTCCTGAAAACATAAACTTTTTCCGAAAGCTTCCTCTCTGCCCAGCATACATTGGTGTAAACCAACTACTATATGCAGAAGGACCTACTGTCAGATTTTCACCAGCAGAAGGTAGATCAACACCTAGAGGATCATATCCAGTATAATAGGGCATAGCTTTACTAGAAAGAGTATTAACTTGAGCAGCATTCGATCCAGCCTTCGGAGGCACCCAAGTTCGTGTATAGCAATAACGCTTGCACAATTCTCGGATGGATGTGGGGGGGTCTCCAAAATAAACCAGATATGTTTGATCATCTGGATCACTTTTAGAGGCAATCGACACCAATTCACCAGAAGCTGTGGGCTTATCTGATAGAGTGGTATCACCGGTTTCAGTATGGGTACCGGATTGGGACACTAGGGTTTGTGGTGGCTTAAAATAATGAAAGCTACCTAACTTAGCATTGGATGGTGCAGCGAATTTAATATCATCACAGGCAGACACAAAAACGTTGACTGAAATCGGAGCATCAATGCTTGGACTAACAAGTTCATTTAGAACTGTCAATTCCAAGACACCATTTCCTTGAGTTTCCTGTTTCAACAATCTACTAGCAGAACCGAAGTTACTACCAGTGTCATAAGGAATACCACAATCTTTCCAAGGCTCAGATTGGCCCCATCCTACAACAATTTCGAAATCATCAGTCTCAGCAATATCAATAACTCGAGAGTAATTAGTATTATAAGATACTTCAGATCCTAATTGATTGGGATCCCAGCGGGCTAAAATTCTACCTTTATGAAAATCACTTTTGACAATCTGAAATCGAAACTTCAAAGAGCCTTGCCACTTCTCATAAACAGTTGCTAGAGCAGCCAAAGGAGTCATATGAATTTCTCCTTGAAGGTTGTCCAACTGCATAGGCAGAACACGAGTATTCCACAAAAGCTGATCAGGTGTTTCATCCGGACTCCAATCAAATGAAGTCAAATAAGATTCCCGACAAGCCATGTCAGTAATACCCATTTGGTCAGAACCGTCTAGTCCAACGGTGCGTGAATCAATGGTAAGTTCACACTTACTGTCCATAGTTAGTTTCATGGCAGCATCTGGTGCATCCGCATTAGCTAAGTTTCCTGTTGGGGAAGGCTTAGTAATAACAGTGTTACTAATAATATTTGGCCTACTAAATCCAAACATCTTAGCAATATTAACTACAGCTCCTGATGCAACTTGCGTCGCCGTCATATAAGGTCCAATGACTGGCAACGAAGAAAGAGCTCCGGCTGCTTTTGCAATAGCAGCGGCAGGTTTTGAGATGATACCTGACCCATATTCATCTCCATTGATGGTGTTGGCATACTTACCAGCCTGCGACACCAAAATAGGTGCCGAAGAATAAGTAGGTACGGTCAGAACAACATCCTCAGCCCACAAGTAGATAGTAACCGTTACAGGATCGTTACCACTATTTGCATGCAAAAGATTTCCAAATGATTTGATGGTTATATCACCCATATCATTCCAATCCGCCTGGGGAATGTCCATAAAATTCTTGTCGTAAAAGAATGGTAGACAAAGTTCTCCGCCAGTGTTAGTAGTTGGATTTAGAAAGAAATGTGGCCTCTGAGAGGCTTGAATCAAATCTTGTTGCAAAAATGCTCGTTGAACCGTTGTTTGGTCCCCCCTAGTAAAGGGGTTATAGGACACGAGCGCCCTACCATAGTGAAATTTAGTTCCCGAAATAACCATCTTGCAATGCAATTTCATGCGTAGCAATTGGTAATTCGTGATCTTATTCCTCACATATGGATTTTCACAGAAGGCTTGCCAAGGATTGAACTTATAATAAAGATCATTTCCCACGAGCCAAGATTGTGCCGATTGTCGGATTGGTCGCTGAAGAAATTGGCCTAGTTCAGTATCTGAGTTATTACCCAAATCCATCGTAGACTCATAAGCTCCAGCAATTTCAGTCGTCCAACCAGCATCTTGGTCGGCAAAAGCTGTGATTTGTACTGTGGTAGCAGGTGTAGACTCCACCTCCGTCATACCGGGAGGAGGAGCGCTATCTACTCCAGATTGCGAAGTTAATAGTAAATCTTCTAAGACTTCTAATCGCTTCTGCAACTTTTTACAGTGACAATACTTTCTACCCAAGTTTGTCTGAAGTTCCTCAATTCGTGACTCTAGTAACATGACTAAGTTTTCATCAAAAGAAGGAACTCTATGAAGTACAGGTGTGACCTGCGGTACGAATGATGTTTCAAGAGCAACATCATGCTCATTTATATTAAATAATGTGTTAGTAATGAAATTAATTTATAGTACGAAAGCCTCATCATGCCGTCGCACCAGTGCTATTATTTTTGGAGTGGGCTACTCCGACGCTAAATAACGTCTATTTACATGCCCTATATATGCACCTGTCCATTTATTAGAGGAAATTCAGACCCTCAGACAAAATGCGTTATTATCACATATATATCTCTATTTGGTTTTAACAGCATGGAGAAACGCTGACTACCGGTACAAGGCCCCAGTAGCGGGCCATGTTCAATCCGTTTAGAGATCGAATTTGTTCCTGTACCACTGAAGACGTTCATCATAAGTGGGAATAGGAACCACATAAGAACTAACACCGGAATCAAGTGCAACTTGGTTCAACTCGGCGACGCGCTTAGTGTAAACTTCGCGCCCACATTCAAAGTACTTGAGGGCAACGTTTTGAATAGCTTCTGCGCTAGATTGCTCAACACTTAATACCTGCGAACGGGCATGAGTGTGCAACATCTTTGCGATAGAACCATCTTCAACAGGGGAACGATAAAGACCTAATTCATCGTCCCAAACAGCAAAATGCTTTAAGAAGGAGGCATCACTAAGGTTAACAAAAGGAACTGATTCAGCATCCTTATCAGCCATAGTATACGTAATTCCAACTTTCGCAAATTCTGCTGCAATAGCGGTATGATTGAAGTCGTCATATCCCTTCAATACAGTCATGATATTATCATCACCATACGTCATCAGAGCCACAACAACGGAAAACAGTGGAGTTTTCCACCATCCTTTGTTCTTTGCAATGGAGTAATAAGTGTACCTCATGTAAAGTGAGTTCACCATACTATTGACAATAACAGTCATAGGATGTCCGGAGGGATTCGATCCAAAAAATTGAACCAAAGTTCCGAAATAATCATAGGTGGGGTAAGAAATTTCCGAAGCAATTCCTTTCATGATAATAATCATCAGCATCATAATTTCCAGATTTCTCTGCGATCTTAATCATAAGCTTAAAAGACATCAACATAAAATGAACACTCATCTTACCATCAAATTTTGCATAATCTCCTGCAATGGCACGGTCCCAACCGTTCTTGCCAATGTGATTATACAACTCCGTCCACTCCGGAGACTGAACGACTGTCCCTACAGCACATTCAGTAATTTCCTTGTTCCTCTGCACTAATGCGGCAATAGTCAAGAAATACTTCCTGACCAACATAACAAATGCCGTGTTGGCAGCAGCAAAAACTCTCTGCTTATCCTTAGATAGCTTCCTAGCTTCACTCTTGAATGCAGCCTTAAATACTGTATTCACACTCCTTCCTGCAAGTAGTTCCGCTTCCAAACGGGTAACTTCAGCAAGGATTTTGGGATCTACATCCCTAACGCAAGAAATTCCTTCAACTTCACGATCACTCTTAGTGACATACTTGGTCTTAGGGCCTTTGAGAGGCCAACCAATAGAAGTATTGAAATTCATAGCGTTCAAACCGATAACACCATCGGCTCCGGCAAGATTCACATCATCCGAAATCTTTCCAACCATGTCCAATTCGGACTTAGGAAGCTTATCCAACTGACAAGCGTAATCAATGTATGCTTTCTGAACTAAAGTGCCATCAAAACGAGTTGCGGTATCTACTTTTCCAGCAATATCAATAACCTTGTGCTTAGTAGCTCCAAAGTTCAAAGGTTCTCCATGAATCTTATCAATCTTCATGACCTTGGTAGCGGCCTCAGAAATCAAAGATGTCATCACATTTGCCTTAGGAGTGGATCGAGGCATAGTATGAGATCCGTGGACACGAATCTTAGCATCGATAGGCAAATCATTAACTACACACTTCGCATGAGGTGCAGTCAAAGGTCCAAATTCCACACCTAGTGTCTCTGTCTCCATAGGCACAGCAGAATGTGAAATCAAAACACTGGGCTTCTCTTCCAACTTCTCGATAGCTTCCAAAAGCATTTTTCGAGTAAGAAATCCAGCAGCTCCTTCAGTGCCAACACCAGCTAAATGATGTCCAGCAATAAAAGGAATCCCGTTGGCCTCTCCAACGAGTGTTCCCATACACAAACCTCCAAATGTATTCTGGGGAAATGTGTACTTAAGACCTGAGAAAATACCACCCTCCGTGGTAACTACACGACCCTTTCTAGCTGTCATACCAGCATACTTAATCAATTCTCCAACTTTATTATACAACGTGTAAACACTTAAGTGCTTTCCATCATAAATATCTTTAGGATAGTAATCAATAATATCTTTATGTAATCCAGCTCCAGGCGCATACCAGACCGCGAAATCAGTAGCAGGTATATGATACGTGCAAGTGCGATCTAATGGGATGTCCCTAAAGGTGTGTCCTCCAACCTTAGTCATAGTAACGAAATCGGTAGTCTTCGATACAAAATGATTAGGAATTAAAAGTACATTGCTTTTCAAAGGAATAGCATTGCAACAATTAAAGTCTTCTTTCGAGACATGAAGCATACGATTGCCAAACATCTTCTCAAATACAACTTGGGAAGTAGTACGACTCTTCTCTGAAACTCCAGCGGTTCCAAATTTATACTTAGCCTCAGCGGCTCTAGTATCCCAGAATTCGGTTTCCCTTTGATAATCCTTCATATTAGGCTTAGGTAAGGGGATAGCAGCAGCAGACTGCTTGGTAGGTAAAGCATTATACTTTTTAACAATTTCGACTAGAACCTTCCAGACTCCAATTGAGCCAAGGAAAATAATAATACGAAGTTTCGTCTTCCAAGTGACAGTCTTCAACCAAACCGAGGGTAATGGGAAAGAAGACCACTCCATGATGATTTCTTGGCGCTTTTCGTCTAACTTTTGGTATGAAAAATACATCAATACTAAAGTACAAAACAACGTCCACATCATCTCAGTGAGAAGTGGAATATACCAGTATCCATAGTGCCATTTTAATAAATGCCAAAAATGAATCCAGGTATAACCACCAATCAAACCGCAAAAGTAATAGGGCAAAAAGCTCACAACCACTTCAACAAATAATTGTTTGTGGAAATAAGCAATAATAGCACTACCATACTTTGAGCTGAGGATTCGCACAATAGCGAAAGAAATCCAACTGCATATGTCAACTTCTAAATCAGTCAAAAATTTAACGACTTCATAGTAGTATTCAATGCCAGCTTGCGAATCTAAAATCCTTTGCTCTGCAGCGTCATCGGAATCAAAGCTTTCAACAGATGAATCATCGTCCGAGATCTCTTGGACTTCAGCAACTTCTTCGATCTGCTCCGACTCTTCTACAGCGGCGGCACAATTTTTGCACATACCAATAGGCATCTTATGTTCACACAATTTGTGATCCCTAAGTTTCCTCTGGCCAGCAACAAAATTTGCCTGGTTTTCATAGTACTCAGCTGAATAATCACGAAGAAATTCGAGCAAAGTGGCAATGTCAACCTTTTCATAGGTCCTACCTTTATACTCGAGTGGCTTAAAGTCTACTTTCTTAGTCTTTCCAGATTTGGAATTACTCTTAGTATAGTCCTTAGCATAACTCGGTTCCTCAATAGTGAACAAGGCATAATCAGGAAAAGAATCCTCGGCCATGTGCTTAACCTTGTTGGGGTCGAGCATAAGTGTTCCTTCCTTCCTGTATTCAGGTTTGACTTCTTGGGTAATGGTTAACTCAAAACGTCTGTTGATAGAAAGGGGCTCATTGGATAGCTGATTAGACAAAAGATCCTTGACGTTCGTTGTTCCGAAAACGACATCAGGTTCGATCATGTTCTTCCCTTTCATTTCAGCAATTGGACTCAGCGCCGCCATTGGCACATTATTCAAAAACATAATAATAGGAGTAGTAGGGGAAGATGTGGCATAATCAAGAGAGGCGTTAAGAATATCATCGAAAATAACACCAGCATGTTTGGTTTCAAATTCTGATTGATAACTATCCTCCATATTAAGCGTAATAGTAGCTCTAGGGCTAGAGTCTTTGCCGTTGCATTCCAAAACGTAATAAACTAAGGAATTAACAATAGCTGACTTTCCAACACCAGATCCACCATAAAGTAAAACGCCTAATGGTTTCTCTCGAATATAGTCCTTTTTTGCTAAAGCTCGAGCAGACAAAATGTCACGCAGAATAGCTAAACGGCTAGAATAATAACCGCGTTCACTATCTTTGCAATCATTAAGTAAAGCAAGAGTAGTAGCAATACATTCACAAACTCTTCGATCATAAGTAACCTCGTCAACATCAGCCATTCGGCCTAAATCAACAAGTGGTTTCTGAGATTTCAAGTAAGTGAATTCGTTGTCGTAAGCGTTCTTCTGTTCATCCTTCCAACAAAGGGTGACATCACCAGAAGTGATAACTTTGACTCCAATTTCAATAGCAAGCTTATAAAGTTTGGTTAGAGTCTCTAAAAAGTCCCAGATGGAAACTTTCTTTCTAAGAGGCTCAGGACTAAAAAGCGTAATGTTTTTAAAAGAGAAGTCCATGTTTTCAATCCAACCTAATGAGATTGCCATACTCAAAAGGAGGGAAACTAGCGCGAATAGTTCACAATTCCGAATACATTCCCAATTATCAACCAAAAAAGTGGCGATAGTGGTGAAATTAACATTGGAAAGGTTAGCCCCATAGCGCGTGGACAGTTCTCGAAAGCGATACCATATAGGTCCAAGCATATCAAGCATGTAGCTCGAAAGATCCATAGACATGTTAAACATATCTTGTTTGGAAGCTTGAGAAGTATAGGCTCTCGGGTCCTTGGGCTTAGGCAAACCTAATTCCCGCCGTTGTTTAGCGAGTTGTGCACGTGCTCTGCGTGCGCTTGCCTTAGTAGCATTTTTCTTACGTTTAATATACTTAGAACGACCGTAATCGCATTGACTCTGAAGAATAAAGCACGAAAAGAAAGCAAAATTATAGGAAATAAATAGGTACAATCCTAACATAACGTTAAAGAGCAAAGATCCGATTTGAAAAATAAACAGGGTCTTGGGGGTGACAGAAGTTTGAGTGTCTGCCAACACTATACTACAAACTAGCACTAAAAGTGATAGTGAGAATCCCAGTGGCACATTTAATTTTGATTCCTCGTAAAGGTAACTTTTCATGTTTTCTGATAAATCAGGGGGGGGATTAAAATACTAGACTCAACGGTCTGTAAAAATATAGTAGTAATTTGGTAAAAGATGTCAAAGACAATCATCTATAATACTGTCTCAAGTAAGTGTTCAGGGATAAGGAAAAATTAGGCGGCCAAGCCTCCTACCTCAGGTTGTCAGTAGGTAAACTTATATAACACAAACTATATTGAATGCAATAATGTTCCGGTACGTTGGATAAAATAGTAGCACAAAAACCAATTGTTCCTTAAATAATTCTTTAAAACTAGAACTTCGTTCAACCCTTCTGCGGGTGAAATTCATAATTGTAATAATACTTCTTATAAAGGTGGGATTTAATGTAACTAAAATAACATCTACATGAATCAGCAGATTCAAATCAAATGGTCTAAAATTAATTAAGACTAAGGTCCAGTCAATGATAAGGGAGCGGTATTTCAGTCGCTCCTAACAATGTAGGACAAGAGGGGTTTGCTTTATGCGGAGTGGGCTCTCCGGGTCGCGAGGATATATGATAAAAACTAGTAGTCACAACTAGAATCTAATATCATCACAATACTTTGGAAATGGTTTAATTTCCGGAGTGGTGACTAAATAATGAACTTAATACAATATAACCAGACAAGTAGCGTTAGCTAACTGAAAGGTCTCTTAAATATGTTGCAAGAAAATATTTGTAGGGGGGTTTGCCCCCTAAAAAGTATTCTTGTAAAATACACTAATTTAATAGTAAAGAGAGCAAGTTAATTGCAGTAAATAAAAGTGAATGCCGGGTGTCGCGGTAAAACGACACACAATCACAAATATGAGGAGAAC